TTAGCATACCTTTTTCTAGAGATACACCCTTTACCTCGATCGTATCGGCGAGAGTAAACTTACGAGTAAAGCTTCTTGCTGCAATTCCCTTATGTAGATAAGTTGTATTAGTACCACCGGAGTCGACTACGTCTGCGCTAACTGTAAGGACTCCGTTGTGAACTTCGATGTCAAAGTCCTCTTCTTTAAATCCTGCGACTGCTAGTTCAATGATGTATGTGTCTTCACCGGTCTTAATTAGATTGTATGGTGGATAGTTTGATGCGTTGGATCTATTGATTGTATCTATCTTATTTAAGATTGAGTCGAATCCAATAAAGAACGGATCGCTAAGTAGATCGTTTGTACTAAACTTACGAGTATTCATTTGTTTTCTCCTTTATTAAGCGAGGTTTATTCTAACCGTCATCTGACCGGTTTACAAAAAGTGGAGACCCATTTGGCGCCTCCACTTCTATTTATATTACTTTCCGCCTGCCTTCTTTTCAGACAGACTTCTTAAGTAAGAATGATCTGGATCTAACATCTATCAATCTTTCTTACTTACAAAAGAGTACATTTCTTTTGCTTTTTCCATGAGTTCATCCATGGAGTACATCTTGTAAGTATCTTTCATCTCTTCGACAGTTTTCTTGCCTTGATCCATCATCTTTTCGGCAAACTGAACGTTCATATGGTACTGTTGGTCCATATACTCTTTTGCGAGCTGCAGCATCTCGGCGCGGATCTCGAATGGGTTCTTAGTAGTCATTGTTTTTCTCCTGTGTCGTGTGTGTTTAAGTTTCCGAAGTTTCTTTTACCGCTTCGGTCGGTATCTCTGTAATATCGTAAGGTATAATCTTTTCCAACATAGCTTGTGCAATGTTTTCACCGTCTTCAACGACCGCAACTGCGTCTGATATATTGTAGATCATAACATAGCACTCTTCGGTATAACCGTGTTTAATTAAACTAATACCATTTACCAAAACCAATCCTTTTTTAAAGGAAGCTTCGTCGTGCGTATAAATTTTTAAAACACTCTCGGCCGGAACGTCGAATGATAAACCAGTCGGTATCAGAACTCTCTGTTGCGGATACACCTGTACGACTGTTTTTCCGTTCATCACTTTTGTTAAAGCGAACGTTTCTTTGTTTAGCGAATTTAATATACAAACCTTAGTATTTGGTTCGAAACATGCTTTCATATTAAAGATAGGGTCAGCACGGTTAGAAAACTTTGGTCTCTCAGCTCTTTTATTCAAACGAAAAATTTTCATTATGTATCACTCCAAATTATTTTTTCTTTCCTATATTGTACTTAGGTTCTAAAGTCCAAGAGTCTTTTTCTTTATGAGATAATATTTTGATTTGACTTAAAGGAGCGACCGGGTCTTCTGTTTTAGAAGAGTCAACAATCTCGAGTAGACTCCACTCCTCAAGCAAATTTATAATAGTATTTCTTCTTGCCTTATCTTCTTCAGCAAACGAATTTTCTTTACCGTCTAGAATGAACAACTCTTTAAAATGAATTATTGCGTAATGCCCTTGTTTATGTAAAATGTGGCAAGACTGATAAAGCTTTTTTTCTTTCTTAGATGCAATACCGATGCGAGTTAATGTTTCCTTAATCTTAAGAAAGTTATCAGGATTAGGTAATGTTATTTCAACTCCAACTCCTCGGAATAAGTCTTTCTCCATAATGAGTTCACCTTTATTATTATTGTTATTACGATGATACTCATGTTAAGACCATCCGAGTATTTATAATTACCCACCTTTCTGTAATTTTTCGTGTACTCGCTTTAGGTCATCCTTTGATAGAGTCTTAAGGTACATTTTTGCGACCGTTCGGTTCACAGAGTACACTTCTTGAATAGCATCAAGGTCTGTGTTCTTTTCAGCTTTGTGCCACTTTGAGAAGCGATTTCGAGACCTTAGTACTCCGAGATAGTATCTATACTGCGCATCGTTAAATAGATGCGCTCGCATATTCATTTCGTTTGCATGCAGGATCGTATCCTCAAAGTATGAGAAGCCACGATTTACAATGTACGCGTTGTATTGCTTTTCAATCTGTTCTGGATATTCAGACTCACGAATGAGATCCTTTTTACTATGAGATACCGACTTAATAAAATCAAATGGAGTTAAATCTTGAGCCATATATTTCTTCCTTTATCTCTGCAAGTTCATCAAAGGTCTTTGAGCAATCACCGCACATCTTAGCGGTATGAACTCCGTCTGCTGAAGAATACTGAAGAGTGAATGTATTATCTGATGTAAGTTTTACCTTACAAAAGAAGCATTCATGCTTTTTCTTCTTCAGGAACATCATTTATATGCAGTTTCAAACATTACTTCTGTAAGGAACGCGATCATATTGATCTCGGCATCAGCAACAAAGTTTGCTTTATACATATAGTCAGCAAGAGTTACAATAAAGCCAGGAAGACTCTTGAGTTCTACTTTTTCTGTTGCAGCATCATAGATACGGCGAAACATTTCGTTTGTATCCTGATCACTATTATCAGCACACCACTTACGCATTACAGTGAAGTTCTTTTCTTTCAACATAACGAACAGTTGGTCAATCGACTCCTGCTTAATGTTAACAAAGATACCTTCGTCAATGCGACCGGAGCTTGCATATGTTTGAAGCTCAGTAAGAACGCGACGAAAGTCAGGAAAGTGTTTCTCAATGATCTTTGCGACGACTTGTTTATCGTGGTCAACACCTTCTGCTTCAAGGATAGAAAGAACTCGCTTAAAGAACTGAGCGGCCATCTTTGGACGATCGCTCTTTTCGATCGTAAAATCCACTTCAGACAGACGAGAACGGAGCGGATCGATAACTCGGTTCTTAAAGTTACATGTAAAGATGAAACCGCAGTTCTTTGAGTACTCTTCGATAAAGTTACGAAGGGCGGGCTGAACATTGGCTGCATTAAGATAATCAGCTTCGTCTAGAATAACATACTTACGGCCGCCACTAAAAGAAACCGAAGAAGCAAAGGTTGAGATCTCATAACGAAGAGTATCTAGGTTAACGTTCAACGAACCGTTCTTAACGATGTAATCGCAACCGAGCTCATTGAGCATAGCCTTTGCGATAGTTGTCTTACCCATACCTGGGCCGCCAGTAAGAAGAAGATTTGGGATAGAACGATCCTCTACAAACTTCTTAAACGTATCCTTAGTCTTTTGTGGTAGGATCGTATCCTCGATCAAACGAGGGCGATATTTTTCTACCCAAAGCACTTCGTCAATCTTTGCGTCAAGCGCCATCATATATCTCCTGTGTGTTGTGCAAAGAATGCCGATTACTCGACATTCCTGTTCTTATCTTCTTCTGATTTTTTCGTGTTAGCCTCAACGAAAGCTACTAGTTTATCTCTAACATTACCAACCGCTGAGAGCTCACTACCCTCGATAGCACCGCGCTTTACGCAGATATCTATGATAGCTACTGCGTTTGCAACGTCCTGGACTGATAATACACGATTTTCTGTCATAGATTATCCTTTTGTATAAGTCGACCTAGCATCAACACCGACGTAATAAGATACATCAGCACCTTTAAACATCGATACGCCCTTAGCACATAGAGTTACTTCATAATCCTGTGGAAGCAACTTAAGGTTATCTGTTTTAAGAATAAGCGTAAAAGTATCGTTAGTATCACCGATCTCTACGCCAAATGCGTCTGACGATTTGTTGTTGCTATCAATCGCCCGCAGATAGCACTTGCCATCCTCGCCGATAAAAGCAATCTCTCCGAACTGAAAGACACCTGCCGCTTTCAGCACTGACTGAAGATCCGACCATTTTACACTCACGGAAACATCGGCAGTTGGAATACCAACCTCTCTTTCGGGCGCAGCAATAATCATAGAGATGTCTGCAAAGACATACTTCGTTTTAGACTTACCTTCGGAGATGATAAAGTACTTATCGTGGAATTCAATGTCTGGGTTTTGATACAAACTCAACATAGACAGGAAGCGAGAAAGATCGTAGATAACAGCTTCGGATGGAAACTGGTCTTCAATGTTCGCGATTGCAATCAAATTCTTTTCTGGCGTAATCGTACGCAAAACCTTTCCTGGTTTCATGACGATTGATTTATTGATAGTTGAAAAACTCTTAAGGATAGTAAGAGTGCGGTCAGAAAGTTTCATAGTATAGTGCTCCTTGTTCATTTCTATATAGTTTATCTATATCACAATTTTGAAAAATGTCAACCATTATGGACGAAAGCTATGCTTCTTTTTATTGTTCTTATAATTCTTTGGGTTGGATTCTTTGGACGCCGTCAAGGATACTCCAAGAGAAGCAACGGCTCCTAACGATCCTCTGAAGATATAGCTCCCAACGTGTTGTAGTTCCATCCATGGACACATATGTATCTTAATTCCAATCTTTGACGCATTACGGCAGAAGAAGTAATCCTCGGACAAATATCTCTTCGATTCTGGATCTATGCCACAGTCAAAAAACGCAGTGATTTCTCTAGAACCGTCAAAGTTTTTAGTCCTAGCGTGATCTGGAATATACTTCAGTTCAGGGTAAGCACTTTCATACTGCGTAAAAACTTCTCTCGGTATTAACATAAACCCAGTCCCAGCTTCACTAACTTGAACTGGCTCGTCTAATTTAAACGCAGTTATACCTTTCGCTGGGTTAAATACATAGTCGCCGGCATAGAATTGAAGATCAAACGGGTTTTCAGCTTTTCCAGCCTCAACCGCTGCCTTAATCTTTTCCCATGCGATTGTCTTTTTAGGATATGGACCAGTAAGAACGTCATATTTCTCTGGGTTTAAAGTTTGAATTCCTAACAGAGATAGAACATCGTTAGCTCTGAAGCCAATATCAGAATCAATAAAGATAAGATGAGTACAGTCCGAACGAAGAAACTCGTCCACGATGTAGTTTCGTGCTCTTTGAACCAAGCTTTCGTTAAACAAGTAATAGAAATTTACTTCAATTCCGTACTTTGCAGCCAGAGCAGCTAGATCGTTCGTGGATTTGCAAAAAGTTCCTGCACACTGGCCTCCATACATAGGAGCACCTACGAATAAGGAATATTTTTTAAGATGTTCAGTTGTTATTTCGAGTTTCATAATATATCCTTATAATAGGTCAAGATCGTTTTCAGCGCGATGTATTTGCTGAAAACGAAGTACGTCAGCAAGAATATCCCACGCGCTGTCGTGTTTTTTGAATGATTTATTCCACTTCTCTTCATTGAGCATTGGAGTGAAACCATTTGTAGTTGAGAAGTTCATCTTTGCATCGATGTAGGTTCGCGTGTCACGAACTTTCCAATACTTAAGGTACTCTTCAAGATGCAGGCGTTTTCCTTCAGCATCAAACAAGCGAGAGAGAATGATTGGATCGAAAGTATTAGAACGACTCCACCAATAGTCGATCTTCGGAGACTTAATTAGAAAATCATGAAACTGTTGAACAAATTCTTTAACTGTTAGGTCCGTCTTCTTTGGCGCGATGTTAGCGCGAACATCAGCATCTTGTTCTTCCCAGAACTGCAGAGTGCTCTTGTCAATTTCCCAACTATAGTTCTTTACTTGATCCACTACAGATAGTTTAAACTTTCTAGTCTCGGTGATGCTATTTAGAGAGTACGGATTACTCGTAAACTTTTCGAAATTGAATACCATCACCGAGCAGTCGATTACGGCACACTTGGTCGCATCCTTTCCCATGGTCTCAAAGTCGATTATAAGATGGTTGGTCATACAAAAAATTCCTCTAGAGTTGCGTTCTGCGATCCAGTTCCGAGAGGATCGTATTCATTCTTTTCGTAATGATTGTTCTGACGTAGATAGTTTGTACCGGACATAGGCAACTCGCCACGAATAAACTTTGCGATCTCAGAATGAATATCACGAGACGTTGGTACAGGAACGTTTTGTGCGATGTGGTTCATTTTAGCAAGACCGCCGACGAGTTCAAAGTCGTGAGGGAAGCCCATCATGTGCAGGGCTTCACGAACCGTAAGCGAACGGTCGTGAATTGGGTGTATCGTATCAGCAAGGTTGCGGCCGATAACAGCGTTCATGCATTCGTCGAATACGTGAGTCGAGCTATCCCAGATGCCTTTATTATCTGCAAACTTTTTAATAGCGTGTTCCGATACTTTAATGCCACGAGCGTGGCCAACCTCATGCATCCACTTGTTTGCTTCGTCGAGTAGGCCACTGCGATTAATGTAGTTAAAAGCTGTTATGTTACCACTACGAATAATGATGTCCCTTGGGTTTTCGTTCGTTCTTGCTTTGATAAACGCATAGTATGGTTCATCGTCGAGTTTGTTATTGATAACGAGATCTTGGTGCAGCGTGTTGTTCTCTATCTCTGCTAGATACTCACGGAAGTTCTTACGATCGCGTTTGAACCAAGCCATGATAGGTGCCTTTTCTGACTTCCAACCAATAGCAAAGGTACGATCACGAGCCTGCGGAATACCGTGATACATCGTAGATGTTTTGTACAGAGTTAAACTATAACCTCTTTTATTACAAATGTCAAACAAATTGTTCGCGACTGCGCGACCCTTATTCGTATAGAGAGCAGGAGCGTTTTCTACGACGACTGCCTTCGCTTCAAATAGGTCGATCGCGTCCTCGAATACCTTGTACATCCATTCGTTCTTGGCGCAGTTGGCACCCTTTGCTTCCGCAGTCTGGCCAGTGTTTAACTGAGAAAGAGCAGCACAGGGTGGTGTACCCGACACAACGTCTACCTTATGAATTGGTGGCCCGTTGTCAAGAAGGCGATACTCTAATCCGCGCCCTTTTACGTTGTTCTGATAGTTAACGTAGTGGCTATCGTTTGCTTGAAATCCATCGTATGAATAGATAGCAAGAGGAGGAACACCAAAAGCTTTTTCTGCTCCGAGCATCTGTCCACCAATGAGTGGGATATGAGGTACCCAAGTAATATCAGTCATTATTTTATCCTTATGTAAAAAAGTCTTCGAGAGTCAGTACAGTCTTCTTTTCAAAGACACTTACGTCTGGGCGTTGATAGTTAGAATCAAAAGCGGACATGATCTTATCGTTAATGAAAGTACCGTCATAATACTCAGGCTTAAGAACAGCTTTACGAAGATCCTTAAGTAATGTTTCGTATTCCTCTCTATTATCAATCAGATGCTGCATACGCTCGTAGAACTCAGAAGGAGTCTTTGGACGCAGAAAGTCTGGAATAGGAAGGTGACCCTGCATATCATAGGTCGGATGAAGAAATGGAATTACACCTGCGTGGATCATTTCGATATATTTCGAAGTAACCCAGCCTTCTTTAATAGGAATAATGAACGTGAACTTAACATCTTGAAGTTTCTTCTGAAGCTCGTCAATTCGCGCGGATCCTTGAAAACGTGAGTCTTTATTTACAGCATCGTGTTCCCACTTACCGTAGATCTCAACGTCTTCAAACTTATCTAAAACCCATTCCTTAAGAAGATCGTAGCGAGATGGTTTACCTTCGTTAAGAACGACCATGAAGTCCGTCTTGCGATCGAGATTAATGTTTTGAGTATACTCATAGTCACCACAGAACGCAGTTTCCATTCCTGCATACTCAGAGTGTACGACTCGAGTGATACGTTCTTGGTCTTCGTAGCTACGAATAGAAAATGTTTCATAGTCGTAATCGTATTGACCAAGAGAACGCATCGGCATATGGAACATATCGCGTGGTTGCTTAATCGTATAACGCGGATCGTTAACGATCTCAATATACGGTGGCTTCTCTTGGTTCAGCCAAGTAAAGATCGGTGTCGTGTACCACTTAGTCATGTCAAGAGTCGCAGCGGGTTTTCCATCATTACCTTCACGAACCTTTTCAATACGGTCAGGAATGGTAACGTTGCTCAGTTGACCGACCATCATTATGGTGAAGTCGAGAGTGATCTGCTTTTCTTTAAAGTAATTAACGATATGATCAAAATACTTCTGAGAAATATCAAGACCAACACCTTCCCATACGTCTACAACATTATCATACGGAAACAGATCCGCCTTCTCGATCTCAGAAAGAGTCGCAAAGTCAGATCTTCCGACGATGTAGAAAGTTTTATCCGGATTATTATTCGCAACTGCACGCAGAGTGCAGGATGCTTCGTTATCACCGCCGATTGGCGAGTACTTAGTGTTTCTAAATTTTACGGATTTGCCAACTTTGCAAAAACCAATCTTCATCATATATCCCTCATAATCCATTCAATAAATTGATTCGGCAAGAGTGCCTTGTCATCCACATAGTATACTGCATTTGGTTTGCCAAACTGAAGTTCGTCGTATGGAACATCGTGTTCTTTGAGCCAGTTAATCGTAAGCTCGCCAACGTCTTCTATGACTTTATTTATATCACCGCTATGTGTCGCCATTCGCCTAGCAGTAAAAAGAACGACGCGGTATCCGGATTGCTTTGCTTTTCTGATGGCTTCGATCATTTCTTTGATCGGTTTCGCCTTTCCATACTTCTCGAAAGTATCCTTCTCCGCATCGTTAGGTATACAAATAGTATGATCAATATCTATTACTAGAGCAGGCATATTCATTCACATAGTCCTTCATTTGTTGTTGCCGATTAGGGCTGTCATAGTGTAGAGGGATTGCTGTCGCAATCAGGAGTGCTCCGCCGTCAATGATCTCCCCGTATTCATTAGGATAGTACCTACGAACGATCTTACTAAAGCTTTCACGAACATACTTGGGATACGGCTTATTATGAAACAGCGAGTTGTAACCATGATACAAGTCGTGAGAGAGTTTGCATAGATCGTATAGATTATCACCGCTACACCCGATGTGGTTACCGTATTCACCACGAGGATCCAGCAGAGTGATGCTATCATTATATGGATTATACAATATATTTCCAAAATGTAAATCACCATGCATAGCTTGCACGGGCTGCGCCTTAATCATGCATTTAATCGCAACATCCATATAGAATTGTTTTTGAGGATCGTGAAGGCCCGTCTTTTCAAGTCTATCAGACGTCTTTGTGATCCACATCTTACGGACGCTTGTACTAAAGTCCCCAAGAAAATCTGCGCTAGGAGTTTTATGAAAGTGGTTACGGATAGAAAGTATAACCTTTTCAATTAGATAGTCTATAGTACTCTTAGAAATGTCCTCGTGGATGAACAAGTCAGACAGCAGAGTACCGGACTCATAAGACAAGGATAGGCCGTATTCATCATCTAGCACCTTCGGGACGAACATTCGCTGCTTAGAGTTGAGCCCGCCATACCACTTCTTTTCGTTCATAACAGTCTTTACGGCGAAGTCGTTCGTATAGTTTGGAATCTTCGTTACTACGTTAAGATCAGGATCGTACTTAAACGAATTGAACTCTCTTGCTTTAAAAGTAAGGAACTCTGCACATGTACGATGATACGAGGCAATATCTCCGATGTCGTACCACTTGTTCGTATTCACTCTTTCGAATGATTTAACAGTCAGCTTAGAATACATCTCAAGAGCAAACGAGATATCGTATTCTGAAGTATGTGAGAATGAATGATATGCTGCGTGCCCATCTTTAAAACTATAGAGACCGACAAGAGCTACACCATCTTTGACTGTCTCGGCTGGTTTATTAAAGAAGTTCTTGCCATCCCACATGCACCACGCAAAGTGATCCTCCACTTCTTTAGTAAGAAGGAAATCCGTTCCAAGAGGAAGATCCTCATCAAGAATGATTGCGTCTCCGAGCCAGACGACAAGAGGCAAGTCTTTATTCGATAGTTCCTCAATGCCAACACGAATAGCATCACGGGGACCGTTTAACGATCCCTGCTTTACACAACGAATATCGTCGCTATAGACACTCTTGCTTGCCCACTCACGAATGTCGTCATACTTACCGTCAACGATTACAATCTCGCCGATATCAGAACAGTTCTTATAGATCGAGTCGATAATATACTCGATAGCAGGTTTTCCGTGGATACGAACCATTGCCTTGGAACAGTTTGTCGTAAGCGGACGAAGTCGAGTAGCTTCACCCGCCGCTGGAATTACTACATTTATCATAATGTTCTCTCCATTCATCATATTCATCTTTTAACAAGACCCATCGTAAATTCGTAGAGTCTACTTTCTTTCGCTTATCCCAGACGATCCACATATACGCAATCATGCCGCCAATCTGATGTGTCTTATTTATGGGTTCTATCAGGCCCGTGTTGAATCTAACACGATCACTTAGAAAAATAATATCACTTGGCGGGTAATTTGTAAACAAGTTTTTTCGCTTTTGACCTTCAAGAAATGTAAGGCGAACGAACATCGCTGTTACGTCGTATTCCTTTACTGCCTTGTCTGCGATAAGATAAGGAAGATCCTTATGATAGGGCGGGTTCGTAACGAGAGCTTCTGCACCTAACGGCTTCTGAAGAGAAAGAACGTCTTGGCCAACTGTAACAGGACATAACAGATTATCGTATTGATGAAGATCAAAGGATTGAACATTATGGTCATGACGCATAAGTTCGATCGAGATGTTTCCTCTTCCTGCGCATGGTTCGACTATGTTATGCGGAAGATTAATATACTTTTGAAGAACAAATGTTGCGAGAGGTGGAGTTGGATAGAGATCATTCTCATTACGGTTCGGATCGTTCTTCTTGACGTTTGAGTAGATCTTAAATAAATCTTTTTTTGTCATTCTTCTTTACTCCCAATGATGTATAAATAATAAATTAACGGAGGATAACATGTTTTTAGAAAACAAATACACAAAATGGTACTTCAATATAATAAACAGCAGATCAGCAAGAGAATTAGACCCTAATGAGTATTATGAAAAGCATCACATAATACCTTCATCTTTAGGTGGTAGTGATGATGAAATAAATTTAATACAGCTGACATCAAGAGAGCATTTTATAGTACACTGGCTTTTAACAAAAATGTGCAAAGGTGAGCAAAAGAAAAAGATGTATTTTGCATTATATAGTCTTTCGTGGACCAGAGATAAAACTAACAGAATAGTTACGTCCTATCAATATGAAATTGCCAAAAGAGCAAAATCAAAAGGAATGAGTGGGAAAAATAACCCTATACACATGCGTGACGTAAATGGAAAAAATAATAGCTTCTTCAACAAAAAACACACAAAAGAGTCGCTGGAAAAAATATCATCATCACAAAAGAAAAGACTTGAAGACGAAGAAAAAAGAAAAAATCACAGCCTAAAGATGAAGGGAAAACTTTCCGGCGAGAAACACCCATTTTTTGGTAAAGGTGCAACCACAGGCAAAAACTGGAAAGTTGAAGAACAAATGTGCCCGCACTGTGGAAAGAAAGGTGGAGCAAACAATATGAAAAGATGGCATTTTGATAACTGTAAAACATTTAAGTTCTTAGCCATTCTCTGCACTCCTCTATGACTTGCTTTTCATATTCACGATCGTTGAGTTTTCGGTTAAGTGGAGACGGATGCGGAAGAACGTGATGTGATACTTGCGCGCGAGATAGCGCTCGAGAAGCAAAGCCTCCGAGCGCGATTACTTTATTGTATCCATTTGTAAAGGAACGAACGAAGTCTGTATCGACGTCTCGCATCTTATACTCGCCTTCGTATGGAATTACGTTCGAAAAAGAATAGTGATGGAAACCAAGAGCTTCCATCCATACATTCATTTTATCTAGCGAGCACCCTTTACGAAAAGGTTTACCTGACGGATTGATACCGACAAGTATGACTCTATTCATTCTCAAAGTCCCAATGTTCGTGGTTCATATATGTAACAGTTACACCAGCTTCGTCATACATCGGCTTTGACATTTCCTTCCACTGGATCTGCCACTTCTCAGGAGCGGTTTCAGGAAATATAATCACAACTCGTCTGATGCCGGATTGAATAACAGACTTGGTGCATTCAGAACAGACTGGCAGCCCCCAAACATAGATCGTCGCTCCCTTTACGGATACACCGCTGTATAGCGCATTCATTAGAGAATTCATCTCGCCATGAACGATCCGAGGATACTTCTGTTCACGATCATTGAGACGTTCTTCTGTATCTGCAATGCCACGAGGGAAACCGTTGTATCCGGTTGCAAGGATACGGCGTTCATCGTTTACAATCACGGCGCCGATCTTTGAACTCGGATCCTTACTCCAAGTCGAGATCTCTCTTGCAAGTTTCAGAAAGCGCTTATCCCATTTAGTATTAATCATCACCGTATCCTATCTCTATCACATTAGTTAGAAGAATTGTCTTGCTCATTTTCTTTTACCCAGTCATCTTCTCCTACATACGTGCTACATTTATTAAGTTTATTTTGAACATAAAAAAGAATGCGATATAAGTCTTGTTTACAGCCAAATGTAACAAACCCATCCATTCGAGGATCTCCTTCCGCAAATGCTATCTTATCAATTTCATGCTTAACAGTGTTAAGCGACCAATCTTTAATCATTTGTTAGCTCCTCAATAAACTTAAAGTGACGTTCGTAGACATGAAGGTTGGTCGCAGTCCAGATTAGATCACCAACTTCAACATCGAGATCTGCGGCAAGCATCTTCTGAACATGCATGGCCCAATGGACATCGTTATCGTAACCGAACACTGCGTCGTTTGACCGCATCAGATAGTGACTGATGAGTTTACCATCACGGATCATAAAAGTGTTTGCGTATGTGCAGATGAAATCAGACATACCATCGTCACAATAATCGGTATGCATCGAAGGGCGATTATAGATCATGACAGCACGACGGCTGTTTGGATTACTTTCGAGTTCGTTCAGAACATTCTGATACTGATTATGATTTTCGCTAGACCAAATAAGATAACCATAGTTTGAATTAATACGACCAAACTTGGAAGCAACTTGATTCCAGATAGCAGGAGTCTCGCCTGGGATA